TTTCTGGATTACTTGGAGTATCATTATACTCAATTTTAAATGGTAATTTTGTATCTTCTTCTTGCGTACAAAATTCTGCTATAATATCTAATGCGGCGTTGATTTCTAAATCTCTATCCATTGCATCATACTGATAATATCGCATGACCCTATCAGGTGATCCGCTGTAAACTTCTGGTAGCCAACTGCTGTATCTACTGGCATACATATCTGCCTTTCCGTCAGTTCCTCTAACACCTGACGGTAAACCGCTGTTTTCTACCGGATTAAAAAATTTTTTCCAACTCATATAATATCTCTAATGTGTTATAATACTATATTTATCTCTTGATGTCAATCGAGTTAATTGTTATGGCTGGGGTATATGAAGGTTAGCCGCCGGAAGAGGCGTCTGCTCCGTCTTGTTTAACATACTTGGAAAGTTCGTTAGTTAAATCACTAACTTTCTCTACTAGTTCTTTTGTTTGATTGATGTATTCTTTGTCTGCCGCATTGAGATTTGGATATCTCCTTTCCATTGTTTCCAGCATTGTGGATAATGAAGTTGTTTCACCCAGTGTTAGACCATCGACTATTTTATCAACGAGTGCTTTATTTAATACTTCCATATCAGCAAGTGCATTACTGTCTTTACTAAAATACTTAGATCTATTTTTACCAACACTATTGAAAACATACGCACCATCAATTCCGTCTTCTCCTCCAACAACTTTGGATAATGGACTACTACCAATTGTTTCTTGAATTAATGCATTTAATTCATTTCCCATTATAAATTGTCCAGGATTGAATCCTTGCATTGCACTGATATTTTGTGATGATCTTGCAAATTGCTCTATTCGATATCGGTCTGCGGCACTATTACTTCTTTCACCGATAGACGCACCATCGATAACTATATCATCCATAATCACGTCCAGACTGAGGCCTTTCCCAAGTTTTTCAAGATATTTAGCACCATTTATCTTAATGTTGTTAGCATCTGCGTTTTCTAAAAATGCGGCATAACTATTATAGGCTTGCTCGTTTATAGATACAGCCTGTTCATATCTTTGTTGCATCATTTCTTGCATTCTTTCTGCTCTTGCTTTATCTTTTTCAGATAAATCACTTTTCATTACTGTTCTGCCTTTTTTATTATCGAAATCAAACAATCTAAAGAGGTCGTCTTCAAAATCTGTATCTATATCGTACAAAGAACCGGTAATAGCATCTATTAAACCTGGGTAGTCTTTTCCAAAGGTTGCTAATATTTCATCTGAACCCGAGGTAATGTCCTTGAACATCGTCGATGTATCTCTGCCGGCTCTTCTAGATAAGTTTTGACCAATTCCTGTTGTCTCGTAAGCACCTCTTACTTTGCTTGTGATCATTTGATTTGTTAATACATTTGCTTCACTACCGAAGAAGCCTTCGGTATAACGACCTGCCTGTTGATTGTACTGACCAGCACTTATTTTTCCACTGATAAGTTGGCGAGCATAAATTTCACCAACCTTGTCACTGAAAAGCATTCCCTTGGTTGCCTTGTTTATGGAAATTGCCATGTCGTCCATTAAATCGCCAAAAAATCTACCTATAGTTTTAGCCAATGTGTTATTTGCTAATTCTTTGTTAAGGTCATTGCCTATTGATATGGCAAAATCTGATATGTTGTCTACAAATGCAGTTCTGGCTTCTTCAAGTTTTTTTTCAAATACTTCTTTGCTATCGCCTTGTTGACCTCCAAACATTACATTCATGTATTCTGTGAAGTTTTCAAAAGCCTTGTATATCCCGGTTTCTCTACCAAACACATTGCCGACCAATTCTGTTATTCCGTTAGATAATGATACTACACTATCATTAAAGTCATATGTATTGTCAGACATTTTATCAAAACCAAGTGCTGTCATTAACACAGTTTTTCCAAAATCACCTATGGTTGCTGTGCCCTGATTAACAATAAATCCTAATTTATTAAATGTACTCAGCATACTAAATCTTGAGGTGTCTAATGCTTCGTCAAATTTTGCAAGTTGTTCGCCACTTAACTTTGCAATGTTTTTGGCCAAGTTTTGTATACCCGCCGCACCATCTACGCCGGCTGTGAATAATGATGATGAATATGCAAGTTCATCTGCGGATAGGTTTCTGAGTAGTAGTGCAAGTTCTCTGCCTGCACGTTTTGGCAGTTGACCTGTTGTCTGAAAATCATTTGCCAATCGTTCTACGCTTTCATATAAACCAGGGAATGCTGTTATAAGATTCATTGTTTCAGCGGAAAGACCCGCAGAACCTTTGGATATTGCTTCAAATAATGGATTTGTCAAATCTTCTAATCCAGCCGCTTTTAATTCTGCTGATATTATTCTAGTTGAATCAGCAATGGCTTCACCATTAGCACCTAACTTAATACCTGTTGCTCTCATCTGATCTACATAATCTTCTTGAACCTCAGCACCATCTCTAAGTTCTTGTTCAGACATACCGGCGGCTTGAGCAAATCGCCTAATCATTCTGACACTTTCTGTGAAACTGCTTTGTAGGTTGTTACCCTGATTCTGAATCACCATACCAAACCTACGTCTATATTCTAATTCAGCCATCATAGAACCTAACGCATCTTCCGCCGTAAATCCTAATTCTAATAATCCACCACTTGCAATTAAACTTTTAGAATACAAGTCTCCAAAACCTTTAGCAGTTAGTGTTCTCATTATCTTACTGTTACTTCGAGCAAATTCTCCAAATTCCTCAAGGCTCATTCCTGCTAAATTGGCCGCCCTGGCTACATTTTCCACAGGATGTGTTAAACCAACTATTCCGCCTGTGCCTGCGGATAACGCCTGATTATAAAATTTAAACACATCTAAAAACTCATTTTTAATGTAATTAGCGGCAGTAAGTATTGCGGAACCCAATACGCCGGCAGTGGCCTTAAGTGCATCAAAGGCAAAGCCTAACGCAAATCCAGCCTTAGAACCCATGCCTGCCATACTCATTAATCCGGTTGAACTGTTGTTCAAATTGTTTAAGATTTTATCTAGATTTTTATCGTTTTCAGTCATGTTTTTATTCAACTTGTTAAGTTGACTGATACCGTCTGACTGTAGATCCTGTAAATGTTTTAATCCTTTATCTATTGTTTGAGTAGACCCTTTGTCTCTTCTGGTTTGTTTTTTGTCAATGTCTTTGAAAGTTTTCTGCAGAGTTTCAATTTCTTTTTTTACTGCTTTTTGATTCTTGTCATCTAGTTTACCGCCTCTTGCTAATATTTCAAGGATTGTTCTGGTTTTGGTTGTTTCTTTGGCCATGCCTTTCAGCACATTCTCAACACTGACTTGACCAGCCGCAGTGGCCCATGCAGGTATGTTGTTTATAGTACTCTGACCTTCTGGACCGTTAATTATAATGTCTGCCATTTCAATTCCTGTAATATACGCATTTTATGATCGATAAATAACACTAACAAATTTAGTGATGCTTCGATAGTTAATATTTATCGTTTTTATTAAAACATCACATATTGGAGATATTATGACACAAAACACAAGTCCATTAGCAGATTTCTATAGAAATCCCAAGTTATATGTTTCATTACCCAGCGGTACTGATTATTATAGTGCAGATGTAGTTGATATGCCCGAAGTAGGCGAACTGCCTGTGTATCCTATGACAGCAAAAGATGATTTGCTAACAAAAAACCCAGATGCATTATTAAATGGCGATGCAGTAATTAAGTTAGTAAAAAGTTGTGTGCCCAATGTAAAAAAACCTGCAGAACTATTAGCACCGGACATGGAAACAATTCTTATTGCTATACGTCAAGCAAGTAGCAAAGAAAAATACATGGAAATTGTGAGAACCTGTCCAGAATGCCAAGCAGAAAACAATTACAGTTTAGATTTAAGTTTGGTAATTCAAAGTGCAGAAGAAGTTATTGCACGACAGGACGTTAATCTATCAAACGGGTTAATAGCAAATATTTCACCAACAAACTATATTCACACAGTTCAAAGTGCTAAAACCATTATAGAACAAAACAGAAACTTTAGAAACGTTGATGTCAATGACAGCGACGAGCAATTAAGGTCACTGGGACAAGCAATGGAACGTTTAAGTGAAATGAACTATCGTGTAATATTGGAATCTATCAATCATATATCAATACCAGACGGCGAAACAGTTTCCGACCCTGTAATGATTTCAGAATTCTTAGAAAATGTTGATAAAGAAATTGGTATGGAATTAAATGATGCAGTAAGCAAAATAAACAATGGCGGTGTTGTAAAAGAAGCACCAATGTTGTGTAATGAATGCAATCACGAATATACCACATCCATAAACTATGATCCAGTCGGTTTTTTCTTGAATTCCTAGGCAGAGCAGAACCTGAGCAAATTAGGGACTACCTAGGAACGTTAGAAGAGGACAGAAACAGCATAACCAAATCGATTGCTGACTTTGTTATCTATACTGAAGGTTCTATCCCTTGGGAAACAGCATGGAATATTGCTCTTACTGATCAAACTGTATTATTAGAATCATTTACTACTCTAATGGATGCCAAGTCTGGCAAGAAATCCAAAGATGTTATGACACAGGAAATGATACCTGATAGTGCACCTGAATTGCCATCAGAGGAATAAGTCGGTACTGTTGTTGCCTTTTAATTGCTCCACGTGGTTAACACCGTCATGGTGTTCGTCAATCAAATGCTCTAAGTCAAGTTGTTCTAACTGATCTACTATAGATTCAATTTCATCTGAAAGATAACAAAACTCTGAAACACAATTAATCACATTGCCTGGTACTACACTTGCTTGTAATTTATATTTGGTGCGATCAAACATTGGTATTTGTTCATTGTGTTTTAAATGCAGTAATGCATGATTGATGTTTCTGTGCATTACAAGACGCATAGCATCGAGTTCTTGTGCCGCTATACCAATGAACCCATGATGTGTGTTGTGTTGCATAGCGACGTTTATAATGCGTTGTAGGCCCCCTAAGTGACTGCACACTAACACTCTGTTATACAATTGAAACCAACTTAATCTTAATATGTAATTATCATGCTGTGGGTCTAGGAGGTCGCGGAACGATACAGAGTGCTCCGGCTTAAAATTTTCATAGTTTCTGCCCAACATATAACTGCCGGCATCTTCTCTTATCACCCAGTCAGCATACTCAGGGGCTTCGCTGTTTGTTTTAACTATGATTTCATCCGGGGAATCCTTGTATACCAAGTCTGCTGTTTGCTCCGAAAATTGTTGTACAAGAAAAGGCATACTACCTATCTTTGCAAATTCATGTGCAACTGTTACATCATGCTCTGCTATAGCCAATACACATTCTAAAAAGTCTTGTGGGTGTCCTGATAAACCGTTGTATTTTTTATCCAGTAAAAGTTTGAACAATCCTAAGTTTCTAAAAGTCATGAGATTGTCAATAAAACTATTATTGTTTAAGTTATCACATGCTTCAAGAAATTCATGCTTTATGTGTAACCAATTATCTTCTACTGGTATCATGTTAATATTTATGTGTTAATGTTTATAGACACTTCGTGTCTTTGCCAACTGCAAACTTCATTCACTTCGTTCATTTCAGTTTTTGTTTGCAATTTTTTTAATAAAGAAGTTATCATGTATGTTGAGTCATAATTCACCTACTACAGGTGAATCAATGAGGTGTCATCATGTGATGCATCGTCATCTCTAACCCAGGTGCTATAAAGAGGTGGTGAGCCTTATCCCCTCATACACTACTGTCACGAATCTCACGGAAACCAATATAACCTGGTAGAGTTCAGTTATATTGACTGCAGGTTGCTTTTCTCAGAGCCTGATCATTTAATACTGTTTGTCGTTTGTCTGTATTTCATTTAACGCCATACATTCCAGAATCTCGCACCGGGTGTTTCCATTGCCGGATTGTCAGGGAAATCGATATTAATAGCCTCGATGGGGTGGTGCATGGACCTATGTGTGTGCCGGGTGTGCCGTGATGTTGTGCCTTGGTCTGTTCGTTAAATAGTTATCGCGGCTTGACGTTTTCTTTGAGTATTTTTGAACCACCTATGCGAACGTTGATGATTCCGTTGTAGTAATCGTCTGTGAGCAACACTTCTCTTTCAAATTGCTCTCTGGCTTCTAAGTAACTGGCTATGCCTCTGCTGGCACAGAAGTAAAGTATTTCTCTGGTGAATTGATCTTCACCTAATTTTTCTACATCTGCTTGTAGGTGATCTGAACTACCCCAATAGTCTCTCCAGTCGCTTTCTTTTGTACTGCGTCTTTTGTTCTTTTTGCCTTTGAGCGGAGGACGAGTAACTTTACGTTTGGCTAATTTTTTGCCAACATATTTCATGCCGTTTTGTTTGTTAGTGATTAGATATACAATGGCCTCGCAATCCTCTGGTAAGTTGTCTATTACTTCTCCGTTATAGGTCCAGTCGCTCATTAAGTTCCTACATATTCTGTGTCTGTATTGTAACTGGTGAAGCCACCTTCTTTGATTACATACAGCACATCATTTACTCTACCACTAAGTTCTTCTCTGTGTGATATTAGCATGATGTTTTTGTTTTGCTCTCTGCTCATTTTCTTGAGTATGCCTAATGCATTTTCTACACCAACACCATCTAAGCCACTGTCAATAAGTTCGTCAATACACAAGAAGTTCATTGGGTGATTAAGACTTTCATATATGTCTCTGAATGCCCAACTCAAACTCAGTATAAGTCTGTTACGTTCACCCCTACTTAAATTATCAAAGTCTAAGTCTCTGCCATACTCAGTTATTTCTACACTGAGGTCACTGTTAAACTTAACATCATGCGGCAAGCCAATAGCATTCAAGTAGTGTGCTAGTCTGTGATTCAAGTAAGCAATGTTTTGATCAATAATACGTCTACGGATAAAACTGTCCTTGCTGGTAAGCAATTTATATAAGAATTCTTGATGATCTTTTAGTGCTGTAAGTTCGTTAATAATATCCCAACTGACTTCTTGTATTCCTGTTTCCTTCATAGATTCTATTTGTTCTACATAAGGATTTTCTTCATTGCTCTTGTCTGTGATACTTTGTATTAAATTATCCACATTATTTCTGTGTGTAAGGGCCTCTTCTAATGTTCTATAGAAGGTTTTAGGGCGTTCTTGAACAGGGCCTAGCATTTCTACGCCTGTTTTTAACTCTTTTTCTTTAGTGACAAGTGTGTCGTAATATGTCTTTTCTTCTGTTATTTCGGTGTTTAAATCGGCCGTATATTCTTCGTGTGTGTCTAAATGTGCTGTATCTTGCCCACATGCAGGGCATACACCTTCTTTTGCCTTTAATAGATTTGCTTCTAGTGTTTGCAGTTTAGTATTACTTCTTTTAATGCTGTTTTCTGTGTTAGTTATATTACTTACTAGGACATTTAAGTTTGCTTCGTGATCTTTTATTTCGACAAGTGTGTTGTGTTTTGCTATCTCATCATCTACATCTAGTTCATTTAATTCTTCTAATGCATCAGCCATTTCAGATAGTTTGGCTTTCTTATTGGCTTCCCAAGCCTTACTGCGGCTTTCTATTTCTTTGATATTCTTTTCCATTCGAGTATTGCCATCTTTGATAGCATTAATACGAATTTCTTCTTCTTTGATACTGTCTCTAGTGTCCTTCATTTTTTCTTTGAGTGTTTCTGCTTTTTCTGATAATTCCTGTATACCAAGCAGTTGCTCGATCATGTCTCGCTGATCGTTATTTTTCATACCCAAGAAAGGTTCAGTGTATGTGTTTAGTGCAACAATGTGTTTGAACATTTCATGACTAAAACCAATTATTTTTTCTATGTGTTTTTGTGTTTCTCTGCTGTCGCCTTGTTGTTCTTGGTCTTCGGTTTCTGTGCCGTTAACAAAGAAACGTAACACATTAGGACGCCTACCTCTTTCTATACGGTATTCAACACCATTAAGTTCAAAGTCCACACTAACAATCATGCCCTTACCGTTTGTTTTGTTGATAAGGTTATCACGTCTGATGTTTGTTAATGCTTCGCCATATAATGCATAACTGAGTGCATTGATAATAGTAGTTTTACCTGTACCATTTCTGCTACCGTCACCACCTAAGTCTAAGTTATTACCTAGAACTAGTGTTAAGTTTTTGTCGTCGAAACGTACACCTTGAACGTTGTTTCCAACACTCATGAAATTCTTTACACTGATGTTTTTTAATTTAAGCATATATTATAAATTTTGGTAAATGTCAATTAACTTTTCTGTGTTAATTGTATTACTTTCTATGGTTTGTAATTGGCTAATAACAATTTGTTCAACACTTTCAAATGATATTTCGCCGGCTTCGTATTCTTCTTCGACTTCTTTTATTGGTACAAGTTGTATTTCTCTACACTTGTATTTGTCCATAAAGTTTTCTTTGATAAACGTTGCTTCTTCATAACTGATGTCAACATCTAATTTGATTCTAGCATAAGTGTATGCATCTAGATATTTTGCAGGATCATCTATTAATTCAACAAGTCCGCAAGTAACATACTTAGGACACTCAGGCCAATTAACATACACAGGCTCCTTGTCCCATTCAAGATACATATAGCCTCTGTCGTTGTCTCCTGCATCTGCGTAATTATGTGGAAATGCATTACCTATGTAATGTATGTTTTCGTCATATTGCCTTTTGTGGAAGTGTCCTGTAAATACATAATCTGGATTACGCAACATAGATGCATTTATGCCACCATGGTCAGGCATCTCAATCATTGCATTCATTTTAAAGAAAGGCAATTCAAAATGACCAAACATGTATTTGCATTTCATCTTTGCAACTTTTTTGTATTCGTTTTCAACTAGCCACGGTACAATACCAACGTTGCCTTCTTCAAATAACTCATCAACCATAACAAAGTTATCTAAGTCTCTGGCAAACTCCATACTGTTGAGTTCACGTTTGTCTCTGTAATATAAATCGTGGTTACCTGTGATAAAATACACTTTGTCAAATGCGTCATTTAATTTTTTAAGGTCTTTCCAACTTGCATTAAGTGTTGCAACATTTACACTTGCTCTATGATGATGCCAGTCGCCTAAAAAGAAGCATGTTTCTGCTTCTCGTAATTTCGCTTCTGTGATAAACCAATCAACAAAATTATTACAATCTTTTAAATGTTGATGACTGTTTTGTTTCAAGCCGTAATGTATGTCTGTAAAGACCGCGGCTTTATTGAATAAATTATCTGCCATAGTTA